GCGACGCTGCACGAGTACTGCACGACCTCGCCGGGCATGAGCAGCGCGCCGATGACCTCGGGGCAGAGGTACGTTTCGCCCGGAAGAATGGTCTTGTCCTTGATGCGCGGCGACGCGCTAGCAGGGCCAAGCCACACGGAGAGCGTCACGTTCGCCGTGTTCTCGTTCGTGAAGGCCATGTAGTCGATGCGCGTCTTCGCGGCGTTCGACGTGTACGCGGTGCCCTTCACGTTCGGCACGAAGCCGGGGGCGATGATCTGCGAGGGAGTGACGGCCATGGCTTAGGCTTCCTGCGTGATGGTGAGGATGACGGAGGGGATAGCAGGCCTAAATGCGGCCGCAGCGAAGTGTTCGAGGCGCATCGCGAGCGTCGGCGAGGCCCACACGAGCTCGACGTAGTCGCCGCCTGCGAGCTCAAGAAGGAAATTCCACGCGGCGACTAGCTCGTCGTTGTTGCCCTTCATCTGGATGAGCGTCGCGCTGTCCGGTACGTCGACGCCGTTGATGCGAACCCAGACGTAAACGGGGTCAGAGCCGCCCGAAGTCTTGTCGAGCTGAGCGGAAAATTCGAGGTTGTAAACGCCCGCGTCGGCGACGTGAATGCGTGAGGTCGTCGCAGAGTCGCGCCAGACGCCGCGCTCGAAGCTCGTCGAGTTGAGCGTGACGGGCTTGCCCGTGTTGATCGCGGTCAGGGTTTGACTCGTTGTGTCGTACCACGCCCCCACGTTCCGGCGCTTCGGCACCTGGGGCGGCAACGTCGCACCGACCATCGCCAGCTCGGAAACGGCGTTTAACGCGCGTTCGGCAGCCTGGGCGATAGCGAGTGCGTTCGATGCCTCGATCGCCCCGTCTTGGGCCAACTGTGCGACGACACCGGCGAGCTTGTTGACGCCTGCGAGCGCCGCACCAGCGTCGAGCGTCACCGCGTCGAGGCCCGTCGTCTGAATCTCGTCGACCGTCGAGAAGAGGAGTTCGAATTGACGGATCTGCTCGTGCTCGACGAGGAACTTTGCGAGCTGGTCGCGGGTGAGGCCAAGGCGTCGAATCGTCATCACCAGGCCAGCGGTTCGAGGGCGGCTTCGAGGCGCGCGATGGGCAGATGCGCCCACGAATCGCCACGGAAGCGTTGAATGCGAAAGCGCCGCATCGAGCCTTGGCGACGCCAAGCGATGCGATGTTGCCGAGCGCCGAAGGCACCGACGCGCACAGTGTGGTCGACCGACCACGTTAGGCCGTCGAGGCTGTAGCTCGTCGAGATGATCGGGTCGGTGCCGAAGGGCACTGAGCCAGGAAGCGCAATCAGCTCCAGCTCGTTGAAGATGGCCCCTGCGGATTCGTTGAAGAAAATCGGCGTCGTCAATTCCCACCGCACGCGCTCGCCCCAGTGCGTCGAGACCGTCTGCGCGAAGCGCCCGAACGCTGCGCTCGACGGGTCGCCGACGCACCAGCGGTCGTAAGCCCACACGAAGTTACGCGCGCGGTACGTCGAGAAGCCTTGAACGGCGCTCGTGAGCACGAACCAGACTTGCGTCCCAAGGGCCTTCGACGCCTCGCCGTCGAAGACGAGCGTGCGGTCGGGGAGATGCACGTAGAGGAACGTGTGCGCCCGATCGTTGCGCGCTTCGAGCTTCACGCCTGCGAGCTGCGCTTCCGTGTAGGTTGCAAGAATCTCGTCGATCTCTTGCGTCGAGAGCTTGTTCGCCTGCGCGTTGCCGCCGAGGTAGATTGCAGGCGCTTCGTTGCGCCCGCCACCGAGGAACGCGATCGCTTCCTGGTAGGCGCAACAGGCGAAGGTGCCGACGCAGCCCTTCATGATCTGCGCGCCCTCGATGCGCTGGAAGGGAAAGCCGACGCCGCCCACGTTGTCGAAGACTTCGATCGTGTAGCGGTTGAGCGCGGTGACTTCGTTACGCACCTTCACGAGCGCCACGATGGGGTCAGGGTCGGCCTCGCTGCTCGCGTACTTGAGCGGGCTGACGACGAACGGATCGTTCAGCTCGGTGACGATGAGGAACTCGCCGTCCGTCGTCATGAAGTAGCCGTCGACCCAGCAGAAGTCGACGACGGTGCCAAGGTCCGGGTCGGTGACCTGCACGAGCGATGAGCCTGTGAGGTAGTAGAGCCGACCGCCGCTCGCGATCGCAAGGCGGTCGAAGGAGTAGTCGAACGTGACGAGACCGCCTGGGCCAACGTCGCCGATGTCTTGCACTACTCCGAGCGGGTCGATGCGCACGAGCCTCGTGCCCATGACGCGATAGAGCGAGCCATCCCAGTTGATGCCGCCGCGATCGACGCCAGGGCCAGTGCCGTCGCTCACGATGCCGTCGCCGGGGCGCAGGTACGCCTCGCTGATGCCCGTCGCCTTCGGCACGGGCACCATGTTGACCGGGTACGCCGTCCGGAAGTCGGGCGTCGTCGTCGTGTAGATTCCTGCGAGGAGGGGGATCGCGGCCATCGTTACCACTTCACCTTGTCGGCCCAGTGGGCCGCACTCATCTTGCCCTTAGCGATGTTCTTCGCATGGCGAGCCTTGAAGGACGCGCGGCGCTTCTTGTCGGCTTCGCTCTCGTCCTTCTTCGGAGGCGAGCCGCTGACGCCCTGCTGACCGAACCGAATCAGCTTCTCCTTGCCACCCTCGCACGCCTTGACGACGTGCGATTTCTTCGGGTGACCAGGAGTGCGCTTCGGCGCGTTGCACTTCATCGCGGCCTTCGTGGCTGCCATCACTCGTTCGCCGGAGCGGGTTCAAGCGTCGGCTCTGCCTGCACGTTCAGCGTTTTGCCGAGTAGCTCAATGCTTTCAGCCACGCCCACCGCCTCAGCCAGCTCCAGCAGGCCCGCCTTTTGGGCGCGATTGGCGACGATGCACAAATTCTTGAAGGCCTGCTCGGGGTTCATGGCGCTCCGAATTGGTCAACGACGGTCTTGAGCGCGTCCACGTCGGTCGCCACCTCGATGGCGTCCTGGATGAGCGCGTACTTCTGGCGGATGGATTGGCGCGCGGCCTCTGCGGCCACGTCGTCGGAGCCGGGGATGCGGCGCGCGATGACCGCATCATGCGGCGCGAATTCTGCTTCTCGGGCGGCGCGACGCATGGTGTGCGCGATGGTCTTCGCCTTGGGCATGTTGACGCTGATCACGATTGCACCCCGTCGGCTTGCGCGGGCTCAGGCTCCACGGGCGTGGCGGGCTCGGGAGGCTTGGGGAATTCGTTCGACTCTGCGCCGACGCCATCGGTCAACGCGGAGGCGTCAACCTCCCAGGCGTTGCGGAAGGTGCGGTCAACCGGGATGTCGGTCACGTCCACGATCTTGAACGGGCGGCCGTGCGGCACGTCTTTTTCCGCGATTTGCTCGATGGTCCACGAGGCGAGGGCCTCGGGGGTCGGGTAAAGGACAGCTACGCCGCCCTCGTGCTGGTAAATTACTGCCTTATCCATTTGTCACCTCGTCACCGAAACAAAAACCATGGTGCTATCCGCGACGGCGAACGCCGTGCTGAACAGGTACACCCTTACCGAGCCAACGGCGGCCACTGCGGAGTTTCGGTCAACGCTTGCGAAAATGCCTGAACCGACCGTACCATCATATCCAACAGTCGCGTGCGCAGAATAGTTTACGTCTGGCATTGCTGTCGTAAAATTGACCGAATAGCTGCCGACCCCTAGATCGGTAATCGTGGACACGTTCCCAGAGCCTCGGATCGCTACAACGCCAGTCCCGTTGAAATTCACCCACGCGCGCGTGCCGTAGGCCACGGCGGCGGAACCGTAGCCGGAGTTGAAGGACAGCGTGTTGGCGATCGACGTGTCGCCTGCGGCGCTAATCGTGATTCGCGTGTTGTTGTTGGTCCGAATTTGATACGGATGGTTGGACGCCGCGCCAGCAAGCACGACAGACGAGCCGCAATACAAAAACGACTCGATCCCGTTGGTTGCATCGCGAACAACGATGGACGTTGCGCCGTTGGTTGCAACATAGGCCGCAGGTCCCGTCGTAACGATGCCCGTGTTGTTGCCGCCGCCAACGTGTAGCGGATAGCTTGGGCTTGCGTTTTGGACACCGACGTTCTGCGTTGCGTCAACGGCAACCGCAACGGTTCCGTTTGTCGAAAAGCGCACCTGGTTGTTAGCCGGGAAGTACATGCCGGTGTCGGTGTCGCTTCCGGTAAATGCGGGCGATCCCGCCGACGTTCCGGTCGCTCGGACGGGACCGGCGAACGATGCAACGCCGACCGGGTCGATCGTGAGGCGCACAACAGGGAGGGCGTCCGTCGTCTGCGCCGTCGCGAAGGTTAGCTGACCGGAGATCTGGTCGCCGCCCGCGTTGGCTGGCGCGGTGCATGAGATGTTTGCAACGGCGCGATCCGTTGTGCCTCTAGCTTGCCACTGAACGACACCGATCGTGTCGAGCGCATTGACCGCTGCCGGTGCCGCCCTCGTACCTCGCGAGCGGCTCAACCGCACGAACGGCGCAAATCCGGCGACCGCGTTGTTGTAGGTGCACGAACTGACGACCGACACGGTGTCTCCGCTGGCGCGCACCTCGCCTGTGACCGCTGCGTAGGCCTCGATCGTGGCCGCCGGGTTTGTGTTGCCGACTCCCACCAATCCGCCCGCGATGATGCGCGCGGCCTCTACGCCGTCGCGCTGGAGCACGAGGTCGTTGCTTAGGCCGCTGCTCATCGTGCTGATGCGCGAGCTCACCGCGTCGATGCGGCCGATGATGTCCGTGTCGCCGTTGACTCTGAGCTTGTAGCTACCCGAAACGGACGTGTCGATCGCTACGTTTGTCCCGCTGGCGCGAATGGGGGAGTCACCGATCGCCGTGCTTCCGGTGAATTGAGCGAGGTAGCCTGCGGAGCCGCTGCCGCTGATGCCGCCGCCGCCGCCGCCACTCCCGAGGTTTGCTACTGCTTTGAGGCCCATGTCAAAATCCCTCGCCTGGGATTGCGTGGAGCGACCCGCCTGCGGCGGAGCCGATGAACGCGAAGAACTGGTAGTTACGCGGCTTCGTGATGACGCACTTCATGCCAGGCATGATCGTGTAGTCTGCACTGAGGTCTGCTGTGACCGCGTTCGTCTCGCCGAAGCGCACCGAGGCGCGCACCGTCGTCGAGAGGTTCGTGAACTCGACCGCGTTCGCGTTGTTCGGGAACGACTGGACCGCGCTTGCGACGCCTGGGACGACGGTGACGCCCTTGCCGTAGTCGGGTGCGAATGGCTGGGTGTAGTAGCTCATGGACGTGCCTCAGACGAAGTAGGTTGCGACGGTATAGCGGACAGATTGATTCGCCGGTTGCGTGAACGTAGGCGAGCCAGTCTTCTGGAAGATGGACCGGAAGTTGGCGCCAGCCTTTTGAATCAGGAGGTTCCAGCCGTCGCCGATCGGCGTACCTGCGACGAGGTTGTTCACTGGCGTGACGTACGCGGGGAAGTTGTCGAAGTAGTCCGTCGACGACGTGAAGGTGAGCGTCGACGCCGCTGCGGTCGTGATCGTGATCTCTAGCGTCACCTGATTGCCCGTGCGCTGGTAGCGCCCTGCGAACGTGACGGCTCCGACGACGCCCGCACCGTTGTAGACCGGCGTGAAGGTGCCCTCCTGATAGGCGTCGAGCACGTTCGGGTCGACGCTCGTCGGGGTCGACGCGAGCTTGATGCCCTGCGCGAATTGCGAGGCGTCGAAGACGGTGCCTGGCGCTTCGAGCGATGTGTCTCCGATCGCCGAAATCTTCAGCTTGGCGGTCGACGTCCCCGCCGTGGTCGTCGAGAGCGTGAGCGACGAGTTACGCGCAGCCGCCCAGTTGCTCGTCGCGTCGACCTGGATGCGCCCGGCATCGAAGAAGGCCGTGCCGTCGTAGGCCCGCGAGGTGAAGACGCCGAGGCTGTCGCCGCTGAGCACCGCAGCGGGAACCAGGAGCGTGCCGCGCGCAATGGACGCGCGAAAGCCTGCGGTGCCGGTGACGCCATCGGTGTAGTTGACGGCCTCGACGGTCACCGTGCGAGGCACCGTGCTCAGCGTGTTGCAGACCGTCAGCGTGGCGTCTGCGTCGCCGATGAGGTTGAACTGACTTCCGTGCACCGCGAGCCTCTGCCCTACGATGGGTGCGCCGCCGACTGCGGCCTCAGTGCCGTTGTCGCGCACGATTGAGTTGCCGAGCGTTGACGGCGCCGTCCACTTCGAGAGGTAGTTGACGGTTCCCGAGCCGACGCTGGTCGGCTTAGAGATCGTGTACCAGGCGACGGAGAGCGCGTCGTAACGCAGCGTAAGCGAGCCGCCAGCCTGGATGCCAGCTGGCGCGCCGTTCACCGCCGTCGCGCCGTTCAGCGTGAACGTCAGCGCGGTGACCTCTTGCGAGGTGTAGAGGATGATCTCTTGACCGT